TGTGTATTGTTTTTAATTGATGCCGCTAATGTACTGCAAATAGTTACATACACCCCTGTTAAAAATTGTTAAAATTTGAGAGACTTACGCCCACGAATAGCTGCCGTAGTTCGGGAATAGTTCAAAGTACATGCGCATCATTATGGCATCTGCATAGTCGGGAGACTTGCCATGCATGCGCGCTATTTCCTCTTTGCTTATGACAGCGAGTTTGCCATCGGCTTCAGGTTGCCGCCTGCGTATCATATCCAGTTCCTGCACTATCACATCCCGGAACTGATTTACTTTGAAAATAACTTTGTTCTGCTCGATTAATTCCGCAAGCTTGAAATAGCATTCAGCCTTTTGGTTGGTGAACTTATCCGATTGCTTAGCACGCCCACCATTAAGGAAGCCCCTGCAACGGAGCGCATCGACCGCACCCCCGCCGACGCCATCTTCATCACAGATCACATTGCTTAATTTGATAGCGTGCCTGTCGCATAGTTGGCGAATGGTGCTTACTACGGTTGTGATTGGTTGCTTTCGCAGCTCGTGTATTTCCATTAACTGCAAACCATGCCACACGCAAATCACACTACGGTCTTTTCCTAGTCGTGCAATATCTGCACTGATATACTTTTCGCCTTTGCTTTCTTCATCCCGGAAGCAGCGCACAAGGTCATCATATTGGTAAAGGTTATCTACGCTTTCATCATATTCCCAATCACCATGCAATAGCCTTCGCCTATCTATTTCGGGCAAACGCTCCAGTGTTTCAATATAACTTTCAGGCAGGTGTGGGTTGTCGGTTGGTAGCGATGGAATGAATGCAAGATGCTGTGGCAGGTTGTCCATCTTATGCGGTGCGTAGAACTCATTATAGAGCCATCCTTTTGACGGATTGCATGTGAGTAGCATCTTCGGTGGTAAATCATATTCGCGTAGCTTAAAACGGATACGGCTTTGCAGTATGTCTATCGCTCGTTTGCTAACCTGTGCCGCCTCGTCTACGTAGGCATCAGTTAATTCTAACCCGCCTAGGCTATGGAACTCCGCATCTGATGGGTATGCAAACAGGTCTTTGAGAATAATCTCACTGCCATTGCTAAATGTGATAACGTGCGTTTGATTGTTGATGGTGTAGTGTTCGTTAGGCGCAAGCCCTAACATGTGCGCTACCTCAAAGAATGTCTTTAGCGTGGTCTTTTTTAGCGTGTCAAGTTTACTGCGGCCTATTAGTCCACGCGTGCCAGGATACTTGAACCTGCGGCTTATTTGCCATGCGCAACCGATAAAAGATTTTGAGCCGCCTGCAGCTCCACCGAACAGCACCACACGTGCCGGGTGTGAATTACCCAGCACACGCAGTGCTTCATTTTGTTTCGGTAGGTACTCAATCATTAGAATGGCAAATCGCCTGTGCCTTGTGAATCGTCCACCTCTTCACGCTTAACTAGTGGCTCGGACATCTTGCCCGAAAAAAACTTGCCACTCTTGCCTTCTTTAACCCAAGCGGCCAGGCGCATCTTTTTTCCATTAACCATGATTTCACCTGTGTAATGTGGCCCGTTGTTAGCTACGTTGTTGTTCTTGAATAGGGTGAACTGCCCTTCTTGCATTTGGTAATTACTCATTGTATTAATTGTTGATTATTGCGATATCGTCTACCATTAAACTGATTGTGGTCTTGCCATTGAAGTCGGTTGTTTCAACTACTTCAAACCATTCGTGCTCGATGCTGTGCCCGTTGACGAATCCAACGTACACCTCGACATCATCCGGGTATTGCGCAAGCTTATCCCACAATTCACCAATAGTCATAGCTTATATTCATCTTTGTCCGTGAGCAAATGTAACTCCTCAAAGATAAGACGCATTGTGATATTATCCTGCATTGCAGGGCGCATGCTGCGTTTAGCTGTTAGTATAAACAACTTGCGTAACAGTTCTATCTCTCGTTGCTTATCGTACTGTTTCATATAAGTTCAATTTTTTTATTGATAAAACTTTATTCACGTCACGATCATTAATGTAGCAACAATCTCTATCAAATGCATAATCCCAACATAAAAATGTGGCTAAACTTAATAGCTGAGTTTTTCTTAACTTAAACCATTCACCCACCACACGATATTGCTTGTAGTAATTGTGCAAGTATTTTTCTATTAACTCGATACTCAAATCTATTTCTACCTCATTAAACCCAATAGCTATGCATTGTAAACTACAACCACTTTGAGTAACTAATTCACGTAATCTACGATAACAGTTGTAGCTTATACCGATTTTAGTTAAGCCGGTTAAAGGATTATACAATGCATATACACATCCTTCATATTGCCTTTCATATCCATCTTCAATATGGTCTAATCTATATTGTTCAAACAAATCAGAAACATCATGTGTATCAATCATCTCAGTATTCATTTTGGTTTTCGATTAGTTCCTTATAACGCTCTTGCCTGTATTCGCTAAACTGATACGGCTTGTTCTTGTACACGCGGAATCGCATATCGTTATCCCATGCCGGCAGGTCATCGTATTCACGCATCAAGGCTATCTCAATCTGCGGCGGGTTTTCTCTTTTCACTTCGCGTGCCGGGGCTTCTTCTATCTTCAACTTATCCGCTGCCTGCTGGATAGCATCTACCACCTGCGGGTGTTGGAACATTTCGTAGATGTTGTTGTTGCTTTGCTTTTCCAAATTAATGCGTTCACTGATTGCTTGTCTTTTGGTCATGAACTTGCGTATCCATTCAAAGAACACTTGCCCATCTATTCGATTGTACACCGGGCCAAACTCACCCTTCATTGCCATGCGGAAACAAACTTGCAGTTCATCCACTCGCAAGTAGTAGTAATCTTCAAGCATCAACTCCGCTGTAAGTGCAAGTTGTTGTGCGTTCATTGGCTGTTGCAGGTTAAAGTATTGCTGGCACATATCCATCATTGCTACCATGATGTTTACCGTTGCTTGCTGATTTTTATTCTTTCGAATTTCAGCCAGCGTTGGTGATGTTTTCAGTGCCAAAATCTCGTGCAATTGCACTTCGGTATTGCTTACGGAACTCTTCAAGTTCGTTATTTCTTTTTTCTCGTTCATTATTATTTGGTTTTTTATTTTGTTCAAATTTAAATGCATTGTTCATCCACTTGCGCACGGTCGATTCCCACGAAACAATTTTTGCCCCGCCCGATGTTTTCCACCCAGTGCTTGTGTAGTGGTCAAAACAATTTTTACTTTCAGAAACAATTTTAGCTTCGGGCCATTTGCCACCGGATTTCATATTCAACTCACCCATCAAATTATAAATATCATTTTCTGATGGTGGTGTGAAAACACCCCGTTTATTGTTTATGGTTTGTGGTTTATTGTTTACTTGTTTATGAATGTCGCAGTTGCTTTCAACATTGCTTTGTATTGTGCTTTCACTTTGCTTTGTCAAGTGCTTTTGCAATGCTTTGTCAAGTGCTTTATTAAGTGCTTTATCAAATTTTGATAGAGCAACTATGTTGCATTGATGTTGATTGACTGCCTTCTTTACTACCTTAACAAACCCCCATTCAATCAGTTGGTCAAAACACTTCTTGTATGTGTTGTAGCTTTTGCATCCCATACCTTGCATGCACTCACTGGCTGTGATTTGAAATACATCTACCCACCCTAATCTGTTGTTTATCTCAACGAGCCATAGGTACAAGATACCATGCGAAGCGGTAACATGCTCCGGATGTTCAAAGGCGTAATCAAACCATGCCCGTGAATATGAATAGCCGTTATTTTTCATCGAGTAATTTTTGAAGATGTTCAATCATGCGGTTAACTTCATAATCAGTCATTAAAATATATACTCCTTCACCATCTGAATCACGATATGCTGACATGAAAATAGCGCCATTGATTCTTGAAAATTGAACAAAACATTGTGAACGCATGTCACGAAAACGTGGTGGATTAGTTTCCACTATTGATCTACTTGAATCACGATACATAAACTAAATACCCACCTCCACATGCAAAGGCTAGTCCGTAGCCGAATGGCTTATGGCAATGCAGTGAAGATGGGATTTAAAAATGTTTTCATACGAACTAGCGTTGCAAAGATAGTCAAACTATCTCTACTTCCAAATAATTGTGGCGATTATGAAACCTACGATAGCACCAACAGCCAGTATCAAAAACATCTTGCTGTTGCTATTGTCGCATTCTGCTTCTTGCACCACAGGCTTAGGAGCATCTGCCGGCACTTTGCGCATTTGCTTAATGGTTAACTGCGTAGGTGAAATAGAGTTTTGCATTTTGGATATACGTGCAACTTTCAAGCTTTCCTTGACATATGCGTTTGCCATAGCTTGAGTAGGCATTTCACCAACCCACTTCGTTGCATTGCCATATTTTGCAATCATCCTGTGCTCACGCAATAAGGTTGCAATGCGTGTAGATACTTTGTGTTCCTTCATCATTTTTCTAATGTCAAATTCTTTTTCGTTATACATTGACATCATGAAGTTATAGTACTTCTCTTTTGTGTTCTTGCTCATTTTTCTAAATAGCTTTTTATTCTTTGTGTGAATTCTTCAAATGACCTGCACACTTTCACGCAATATCCTGCGTTGATAAGTTGTGCGTGAACGATTTTTTGCGTGTCTGAAAGTTTACCCTTTTCAGTTTTCATCTCGATAAACAGCGCGTGGTATCCACCCGATGGAATGCATATCATCAAATCAGGCATACCGGGCATGGCACCTTCTGCCTTTAATATGTTCCAACGTTTGGCCCGTTGCACTGGAGTGCCACCAATGAACACCCCGTTAGGGAATGAAGCAATCAATGTGCGTGGAAACGAATACCTAAACCACTCAACACATCGTTGCTGTATCTTACTTTCTTCATGCTTCATGCATTAATGGTATTAGATATAGCCAACCAAAATTTACCAATATAATCTTCATCTGCTTCTATGTTGATCACGGGCAAATCACGTTCAAGCTGTTGGTATTCCCAATGGCCTAATGAATGTACCTCATAATCACATCCAAGTGATACCGGGCAATAAGAAACAGATGTGCGTTCAACAGGTATATCAAAGCGCACTATCATGCTATTCTCATTGTTGATGGTAACTAAATAGCACATTCGATTCTCGTTAACTATTTTCTTTTTGACTATGTACATGTTTTTGCCATTGACCCTGCGTATATCATGCACATCGTACTCACTTTGCATTGAGTCAGTGAACTGCTCGTAAAACTCTAACTCATCCAGCTTCCTGTTCATGTCATTCCATTTAGCTTCTTTCTTGTCTGAGGTAAAGATAAACTTGCACCATTGAATGAGTTTACGATTGCTTACGTTCAACTGCATGCGTAGCTTTTCAAAACTCATTTTATCAAAGTTCTTTACAATGAACAAGATGTCGCTTCGCGTTGGTAGGTTATCCTTACGCAGTTTGTTTTTGATTATGTTACTCATCGCCTTCGTTTTTTGATTATATAGCATTTAATCCACCTGTTACATA